TAGAATATATGAATCATCAACTTGAAGTTATTAAAGAAGAAATTCTTAAAATAGAACACAAAGATTATAAAGGATTTGGAAAAAAGTATGATTAAATTAATTTCTATCACTCAAGGTGCTGGGGAACTTCTAAACCAAAATGCCCAGGAAGTAATTTCTTATATTGCTAGAGTTAGTAACCCAAGCAATCAATTAAACTTTGACACTTCTGCTGGACTGCTCAAGTATTGCATTAAGCATGAGCACTGGAGCATCTTTGAACATGCCTTCATGACTCTGGAGATTAATACCACTAGAGGCATTGCTGCTCAGATCCTGAGGCATCGTTCCTTTACCTTCCAGGAGTTTTCCCAAAGGTATGCTGATACTAATCTTCTTTCAGAAAGACCAAAGATTCCTGATCTTCGTAGACAAGATACAAAGAATCGTCAGAATTCTATTGATGACTTTGGTGATTATGTAAAGCTTGAAATGCAAGGAGAAATTTCAGAATACTTTGAAGTAGGTCAGAAACTTTATAACAAGTTGCTTGAGAAAGGAGTTGCTAAAGAGTGTGCAAGATTTGTATTGCCTTTGTCTACTCCAACAAGAATTTATATGACAGGATCATGTAGATCATGGATACACTATATCAATCTTCGTTCTTCTCATGGCACTCAAAAAGAACATATGGATATTGCAGAAGGTTGTAGAGATGTATTCAATCAAGAATTCCCAGATGCTGCTAGGGCATTGGGATGGTTAGAATAAATATCTTTGTATAGTATTATTACTTATGGCAATTTATCCGATTATTCATGTTGATACAGGAGAAAAGAAAGTAATTGAAATGAGTGTTCATGACATTACTGAATGGTATAAGAATAATCCTGAGTGGAAAAGAGATTGGTCTGAAGGATGTGCAAGTCCTGGAGAAACTGGTGATTGGAGGAATAAACTAATTAGCAGAAATCCTGGATGGAATGACGTCTTAGGTAAAGCAAGTAAAGCCCCTGGTTCTAGAGTAAAAAAAATCTAATGGCAAGAAAAAGAAGGAACAATGATTTGCATCCAATTGGAATTGGTATGACAACAAAACAGATGAAAAGAAGAAAACCTATTAATACAGATCTTCTTTTAGATATTAGTCCTGCTACAGAAAATCAAGGTAAACTTTTTGATTTTTATAATTCAGATAAACATTTGTTTGTTTATGGTTGTGCAGGAACAGGAAAAACATTTTGTGCATTATATCTGGCACTCAAAGATGTGTTAAGTGAAATCACTCCATATCAAAAAATTGTTATTGTCAGATCTTTAGTTGCAACAAGAGAAATTGGATTTCTCCCTGGAGATCATGATGATAAGTCTGCACTTTATCAAATTCCTTATAAGAATATGGTAAAGTATATGTTTGAGATGTCTGATGATGCTTCTTTTGAAATGCTTTATGGTAACTTAAAGCAGCAAGAAACAATTACTTTCTGGAGCACATCATTTATCAGAGGAACTACTTTAGATAATTCAATTATTATTGTAGATGAAGCTCAAAACTTGAACTTTCATGAACTTGATAGTATAATTACAAGAGTTGGTGATAACTCTAGAATCGTATTTTGTGGTGATGCCACACAATCTGATTTAACTAAAACCAATGAACGAAATGGTATTATGGATTTTATGAAAATTATTCAAAGGATGCCTGAATTTGAATCTATTGAATTTGGTGTTGAGGATATTGTAAGATCTGGTCTAGTGAAATCATACATTGTCAATAAAATGGCAGCAGGATTTTAATGTTTAATCATATTGATGTAAGTCTCCCTCAACTTGAGAGGGAGACTATTGATGGTGTTAGGTATTATAAAATCCCTGATGTTGATGAAGTCCATAAGTTTGTATCTATTACATCAGTAACCAGTCATCACAATAAACATATTTTTGAAAACTGGAGAAAAAAAGTAGGAGAAGAGGAAGCAAATAGAATTAATAAAGCAGCAACCAGTCGTGGAACTGAATTGCACAGCATGGTTGAAAATTATCTTTACAATATTCCAGAACTTCCAGAAACTTCTTTAATTGCTAAGCATTTATTTAAAATTATTAAGACTGAAATTAATAAGATAAATAATATCTATGCATTAGAAAGTTCTCTCTACAGTAAAATTCTTGGTATTGCTGGAACTGTAGATTGTATTGCAGAGTACAATGGAGAACTTTCAGTAATTGACTTTAAAACATCAAAAAAAGAAAAACCACGAGACTGGATTGAACATTATTTTGTACAAGCAGCAGCATACGCTTGTATGTTCTACGAACTAACTGGCATTTCTGTCAAAAAACTTGTCATCTTAATGGCTTGTGAGGATGGTGATTGTGTTGTCTATGAAGAATATGACAAAGCAAAGTATATTAAATTATTATCAATTTATATTAAGGATTTTATAAACTCTAAATTAGAAGAATATGGAAAGTAACTTAAATGTTGTTTTAGATACAAAATTTTTATGTCAAAGTAAGTTTTCTCAAATCATAGAAGATTTGGTGAAGAACAATAAAGATATGAATTATATTGATGCAGTAATTCATTATTGCGAAGAAAATAGTTTAGAAGTAGAATCTATTTCCAAACTTGTTAGCAAGCCTTTAAAAGAAAAAATAAAGTGTGAAGCTATAAATTTAAATTTTTTAAAAAGAACCTCAAGAGCTAAACTTTTAATATGACACCATTTGATGTTTATAAAACTTACCTTGCATTAAAAAATCATTTCAGTAAACCAAGTTATGATTACTTCAAGTATGCAGGTAAATCAAGAGCATCAATAGCATCATTCCAAAAACGTAAAGATAAGTATTGGTTTGAAAAAATCAGCAGAAATAAAAATGATGATGAGGTAAAAGATTTTTTTATTTCTAATCTAGTAGAAGCAGATGATCCTAGTAGTCTGTGGATTGGTAATGTAATTAGATCTGGAGACATTTATTATAAGGATTGGATAAAGCGTCAACAAAGTTTGAGTTATCTATTTAAAGAAGAATCTGAGGAGATGTTGTCATCAAACAACCTAGAGGAGTTATTTGATTGTTCAAAGGGACATCCTCCTGTTCTAAAAAGTTTCCTGAGCGGGAAAATTTCTATCGAAACACTGGTGATTTATGATAGAATATTCCTGTTCAGGAATAAATTTGACAAGAAACTTTTGGACCCAGTATGGGAAACAGTAAGTTTAAAAATTAAAAAGTATAATCCTTTTCTAAATATAAATGTATTTTTATACAAAAAAATACTAAAAGAAATAGTGCAAGTGGGCACTTGACCCCAAGCAACCCTTGTGCTATTATGATCTAGGAAATCCTAAAATCCAATTAATCAGAGGTAATCTAATGTCGTTTTCAAATCTTAAGAAGCAATCTAAACTGGGATCTTTGACTTCTAAGTTGGTCCAAGAAGTTGAAAAGATGAGTTCATCTGGTGGTGGTAGTACAGATGATCGTCTTTGGAAACCAGAAGTAGATAAAGCAGGCAATGGGTTTGCAGTTATTCGTTTTCTTTCTGCTCCTGAAGGAGAAGAACTTCCCTGGGCTAAGGTGTACACTCATGCTTTCCAAGGAACTGGTGGGTGGTTGATTGATAATTGCTTGACTACAATCAATCAATCTTGTCCTGTGTGTGAAGCAAACCGTGAACTTTGGAATACAGGTAGCAAATCAAATCAAGAAATTGTTCGTCAACGTAAGCGCAAACTTTCTTACTATAGCAACATCTATGTTGTTCAGGATAAGGCACATCCTGAAAATGAAGGTAAGGTATTCTTGTTTAAGTATGGTAAAAAAATCTTTGACAAGATCTCTGCAGCAATGCAACCTGAGTTTGAAGATGAAACTCCAGTAGATCCTTTTGACTTCTGGAATGGTGCTAACTTCAAAGTCAAGATCACTAAGAAGGATGGGTATTGGAATTATGACAAATCTGAATTTGATTCTCCTTCTGTCCTTGGAAATTTTGATGATGATGTTTTGGAAGCAATCTGGAAGAAGGCATATTCTCTTGAAGAGTTTGTAAAGCCTGATGCATTTAAATCTTATGAGCAACTAGATACTCGTCTGAAGTCTGTGCTTGGTAAAAAGCAAGTCAAAGTTGATGAGTCTTTTGAAGATGAAGAAAGTGATCGTGGGACTTCTAAAGATTTGGATCTTCCAAACTTTAGAACATCTGCCAAATCATCTCTGGAAGATGAAGACGATGACACTTTGAGTTATTTCCAAAGACTAGCAGAAGAGTGATTGAGTGAGGAGGTAATTAAACATTACCTCCTTTTTTTGTTTTATCATCTACATATTGAGATGAGAATCCATAAGACATAATGTCTCTCATATCATCTATTACTGCTTGTAAGTATCTTGGTCTAAGTACATATATATTTCTTTTTTCTTCATTCTTTCTTACCTCATAATCATAAACAGTTATTGGTTTGACTGGATATACTGTAAGAACTGCTTTAGTGGCGCTATCAAAATATGTAAGTGCATAGTCTGAGTCCACAACTTTTCCATATTTTAATATTTTTTTACCATTATAATCATAATAGTCTAAGGTTTCATAATGATGAATTGAATTTAATTCTTGTGTTGTGTATTTTCTTTCTAGATATCTATTAAATTCTTGATTTGAAATTGGCCATTCATCTCTTATATTAATAATATTATTTGTAGTTAATATAACCCAATCGTACTCAGGACTTCCATATATTTTTTGTGCTACTTGCTCTGGTCTTTCATCGCCAATAATTTTATACTTTGTAAGTGCAGTGGTTCCATTAAAAATATCCTCACGAATCTTTGCTCTACGAAATAAATTCTTAACTCTTACATAGTCAAAAGAAGAGTTTCTATTTGGTTGTTGGGAATGGTAAAGTAAGTCTGATACTTCTCTGAAATATGCCATGATAGAGTTCCTTAATTTTTATCGTCCCAACCAACACTATCAGTGTTTTCATTATAATTGTCATTATATATTGGAGTTAATTCTGTAAACGCTAATTGCATTACTACTGAAATTGGTTGTGAATCTTTAAATGCAGCATATACACCATCAGGAGTATAGTTTACATTGAAGGATTGGAGAGCACATGTTTTTATTTTTCCTATGGTCTTTTCAGATCCTTTAAATTCAATATCAAATACATTTGGAGCTCCTAAGAAATATCCTTCCCCAGCAGATCCTCTTTTTGCTGACATTCCTTTCTTAAAGAATTTTAAAATATATCTTATATTTCTTGCTTCTCCCTCACTTCTTGGAATCATTTTAAATTCAAATCCAAAACTTCTTAATCTTGGTCCATTAAAAAGAAGTTCTAAGTTGGGATTGATTACAGTTCCAGTTGCTCTAGATCTATATGCTTCTGGGTCTATGTTAATCCCCA